TGCTGCTATTACTTGTGTAAAGCCTTCAGGAACTGTTTCACAGTTAGTTAATTCATCTTCTGGTATGCATCCTTGGCACTCACAGTATTATGCTCGCACAATTCGTGGTGATATGAAAGATCCTATTACATCATTCCTTGTTGATATGGGTATTAAGCACGAACCAGATGTTATGAAGCCAAATGATACTATGGTGTTTACGTTCCCAATTAAGGCTCCAGAAGGATCTACCCTTAGAGAAAATCTAACTGCTATTCAGCATCTAGATCTTTGGTTAGCCTATCAGAGACATTGGGCAGAACATAAGCCTTCTATCACAATCTCTGTAAAGGAGAATGAATGGATGGCTGTAGGTGCTTGGGTATATGAGCATATTGATGAAATGTCTGGTGTTTCATTCTTACCTTATTCAGAGCATACTTATCAACAGGCTCCATATCAAGAGATTACAGAATCAGAGTATGTAAAGCTTCTTGGAGAGACTCCATCAAACCTTGATTGGAAATGGCTTGAGATTTATGAAACATTTGATGCAACAACATCAGTTCAAGATTTAGCTTGTGTTGCAGGTGCTTGCGATATCACGGAGATCTCTAAAGCGGTATAATATAATTGAGGTCATATGTCGTATTCAGCATTAATTCAAAAAGATAAGCCAGATATTTTTTGGTCACTAGATGAAACTAGTGGTACTGTCGTGTTTGCTGATGGATATATTATTGATCCAGATATTAGTCCAACAAAAACTGTTTTAAATCAAGGAGTATACGGTGCTTCTATTGGTAGTGGGATTACTTCAAATCCCCTTCCAATTATTTATGGTGGCAGTTCTTGTATAAAGATTAATGACAGTGATCCAACATCTTTCATAAAAGTTCCCTCATTATATAAGATGACTACAGCAGATGCAAAAAATCCATCGGCTATTGAGTTTTGGATAAAGATTAGTAATACTTCTACAACTAGACAAAACTTTATGACAACCGATTCTGGTGCAAGTATTGGTATCGTAAATGATCATATTATTTTTTCTATTGGAAGCTATTCAGTTTCAGTTCATGTGGATACTGTAAATAAGCCAATACATATTATTGCTGGATATTCATCAAACGACTTGACATTAATTGTTAATGGTATCTTAAAGACTAAAAAGATATTCAAATACTCAGATATCTTTACTGATACTTGGAATAATGGCGGTTCAGGGGTAAACAAGAATGATTTTAAGTTTGTAAAACCATCTGGTATAAATAACTTTCAAATAGATAGCATTGCTTTATATTCATATATCCCTTCTAGAATTACTGCCCTTAGACACTATGGGTATGGTGTTGCATATAATCCACCTACCGAATTTTTTGATGCTAACAATGCAGTGTATTATAATTTTTCTATGGAAAATCAGCAAGTAATTAAAAAGTATTCTATGGGTCAATCTGGGGATAGCTGGAAAATAACTGACTCTAATAATGCTCTTATTGAAAATGATTGTTTAACAATTAAAAAAAGAAATTTACTTAATGTTAATTTTCCAGTAGATTATGGAGATATTTTAAATCTACAATCATACTTTAAAGCATCAGATGAGTACGCATTTGAAACAAAGTCATATTTAACATTAGAAAATACCGATTCTTTAATCCCAGCAATTAATGGTGGTTGGTCATTTAAGTTTGTAAAAGGTTCTGGAAATCTTACACAAGAACAAACATACTTTTATGTTGGATCTAATAACTCAAATAATTATATTGAAGTAAAAGCTAATACGACTGGAATTATAGTTTACCTTAACGGTATTGCTTCTTTGACTTTTACAATATCATCTATTCCAGATTATTTCTATCTAGGATACTATATTAAGTCAAACGAAACTATTGACTTTATATATCTACCTAGTACTGGAGCTGCAAGTATTCAAAATACAGGAGTATTAAATGGGCTTAGTTTTACTAATACTTTTATTCGTATTGGATCAGCAAATACTTGGACAGTAGATAACGATTCATCGATTGTTGATAAAGCAACTCAGGCTCTTTCTACTTTTAATCTTTCAAAAATTGTTGCTATACATAAAGATAACTCAGCATTATACTCAACATATGCAAATATTGAGGGGGCATCATTCAAACATTACTATACTGTAGTCCCAAATTATTTAGAAAAAAGATTTAAAACAAAGTCTTATGCTTCTGGAAGAACATCTATTGCATTACAGTCTTTATTAAATGAAGACACAAGTTATGCAGGTGCAACAAGATTAGAAATTGGCAATCCTTATGGTAATGATAACTTAAAGGTATATGTAACTGGTAATAGATATACAACAAATAGTGGTACAACAACTACAAGTAATTTTAAATCAAAAACACAGCTAACAGATAGAATTATTGTTAATGGTGATTGGCTAAATAAACAGGACATTATTTTATCTCCTTCAGAAAGTGTATCTGATGTTTTAGATTTTGACTTTGAACTTTATACAGATGATTTATTTGAACAGCCAACTACTCTTAATTATTTTAGATTGTTTTCTTATCCTGTAATAGAAGATGGATCTAATAAATATACTCTATGCTCTGGCTCTAGATCTGGTAATCCAGTAAAAATTTACTATAGAAATGATGAATATGCAGTACCAGATTTAACAGAAAAACCATTTTTTTATAATGGATTTAATTCTGGAATTAAAATAGATAACTCTTATGCAACAATAGAGCATACATTCTCAAGCCCAGATAAATATGCTGAAATTACAGGTGCAACACGAGCGAATCCAACGGTCTATACATTAGGTTATGTACCTTTTGAAACTGGAGACAAGGTTATAATTTGTGATACTAATGTAAACAAAGATATAACTTTTAGTTTTACTCCAGATAATCCCATTATTGTTACATCTACTTCTCACGGATTGTCTACAGGATCAAGAATACAGTTTGTTGTAACCCTTGATATAAATGGAGATCCAGATTATATTCTTCCAGGATATTTATATGATGATGTTGATTATTTTGTTAAATATATAGATGCCAATAGTTTTCATATTACAGATGTTATTGGCTCAGAACCGATTACCGCCCTTGATGATGAGTCTGGTTCTTTGGTTGTTCCAGCTCTTATTAAATCTGGAAGTCCTTGGGAATTAAATACAGAAACAACAATCTCAAGTAAAACAAATACAACAATTACCTTGCCAATAAACAGTTCATCTTATACCGAATGGCTTTCTGATGATTCTGACAAAGATGGTACATCTGGTGTAATTAAATTAGCTTCTGGAATTGGCTCTGTATCCTTTATGGTATATGCAGATACATTAAGTTCCTCGTTGAATCTTTTAAAAATTGGTTCCACTCAAATATCATTATCTACAGGTGGAGTAATTAGCACTGGATCAACATCCACAAAATATGTAAACGGAGTTAGCGGTGGAACCTTTAAGTTTGGATCTTGGAATAATATCACAATAACTTTTGCAGATCTTATTATTGTTAATGGCAATCAACCAGTTCTTTTAACTATTGGTGATTCATCTGCTGTAACACAAACATTTTATTTAGACCAACTTTCTATATTTGATAAGACACTTACTAGTTATTTTGCAAAAGATCTATATTGTTTATATACAGGTAAAAATGATGTAGATTTGTTTACACAAACCGTTGACACTGGATTTAAAATTTATGATTTAGGTCCAGCCACAGCAGGTGAGGATGAATATACTATTAATGAAAATATTGTTGGTGTAGATTATATTTTGTCTTCAACATCAACAGACTCTTTATACCCTATTCTAAGTGCACAAACAGGATCTACATATGATTTATCTTTATCTTATCAACAGGTAGATGGAGAAGAAGTCCTTATAAAAAATACAGTAAAGAAAACTGCAACTTCTGGTTCATCTTCCATTCTTTACTTAGCTGATTCTGCAAACTTATCTGTTGGAGCAAAAATTGTAAAAATTGGAGATACCAATGTTGCATCTAGCAATCCAACAATTACTGCTATTGACGATATGCCAGTTACAAAAAAAATCACATCTTCTATAGCAGCTACTTCTCTTGGAACACATATTTTTACTAACCTTTCTAATGTAAGTGGTATTAGCATTGGAGATAAAGTATCTTCAAGTGCTATATATAAAACAAAAGTTAAAGGAAAAATTATAGAACAATATGTTATTGCAGAGGGAACACAAGTTCAAAAAATTAATGGAAGCAATATAACAATTCAATTTCCAAATGACAAAAAAGGATTTAAGGTAGAGATTCCTTCTGGAACAAAAATAACATTTACTCCAACTTCAGCAAAAGTAACAGTAACAAGTTTACCTAATGTTGCTACTCTTGGAACAGCAATAGCTTTTGAAAATATAAAGAAAAGTCAGAATGTTGCAGAAAATAATAAACTTATTGTAGATGGAGAATATTTAAAATCTGGAGATAAGTTATTATTTAAAGATGTATCTCCTCCAATAATGTATCAGGTTTCATCAGCATCGGTAGATCAACAAATTTACAATACAACAAAAACTGTTATTGTTTCTTTTGAAAAGATTGCGCTTATTGATGGATATGTTTATAGTAATGATGAAGATCTCACTATAAATCCTGGAGAAGATGAGAATAAGTTAATTAAATATATTTCAGGTAATATTCCTCCATTTTCTTCTTATAGTGACTTTAGAGATAAAAAGGTTTCATCCTCTCAACCGCCACAATATGCTATTCAGGAATAATAAAGTGGTATCATAGTGGTATGACAAATAGAAAAAATAGACTATCTGTGGTACAAAGCACCGCAGATTTTGGTGTTTATGTCTGGCAGTTGCCAAATGGACAGAACTTTGAAGATGAAGATGGTAATGTATTGAACATTCCATCAATGAGATATGACTTAGAAAAAATTAAACACATTACTGATGCAGCAAAACATTATGGAAAAACTGAAGGTCAGCCATTATTTTTGGCAGGTGTAGGTAGAGTATCAGAAGAGACTGCTAGAGAAGACATTGAACGTATGGCTGAAGGTTTAACTCCATATGGAGATACAGATAACTGGAGAGAAGTATTCCAAAATGCAAGAAGATAATGAAGGTTTTGTTATTAGTGGAAGAGATGTTGGATTAGATAGAATAGTATCACCAGAGTATGTTGAAACAGATGAGTTTAAAAAATCAACAGAAGAAATTCTTAAGTATAAAGGTATTAATCCTAACTTTAAAAGAAACATTAAACGTAAATTAGAAAAAGCAATAACTCCTGGAGGAAATTTTCAAAAACCAAATAATGGTATTGGCGGAGATGATGCAGAATCAAAGCAACTTATTGCTTTGCAGTTTGGCTACGGTCTTTTTGATGTTATAGAGCCTCCATATAATCCAGTTACTCTTGCCAAGGTTTATGAAGTATCTTCTGCCAATTATGCAGCTATTAATGCTAAAGTTGCAAATATTGTTGGTCTTGGATACAAGCTTGATTATACATTAAAGACAAAGCAAAAACTTGAATCTATGACGGATCAAGAAAAGGTTGCAAAAGTTAGACGTAAGCTAGAGGGTGCCAAAGAAGAGATTCTTGAATGGCTGGAGACTAGAAATGATGATGACACTTTTACTGCAACATTAACAAAGCTTTACTTAGACCTTGAATCAACAGGTAATGGTTATCTTGAAATCGGTAGAAAGACTACTGGAGAAATTGGCTATATTGGTCACATTCCATCAGCAACAATGCGTGTACGCAGACTTCGTGATGGATTTGTTCAAATGGTTGGTGGAAAGTTTGCATACTTTAAAAACTTCCACGATGAAGAAGATTTACCGCCACCTTTTGGCTCAGATCCTCGCCCAAATGAAATTATTCATATTTATAACTACACACCAACTAATACATATTATGGTATTCCTGCTATTGTTTCAGCACAAAATGCTATGGCTGGTAACGAATTTTCATCTAAATTTAATCTTGAATATTTTGAAAATAAAGCAACACCTAGATATATTTTCTGGGTTAAAGGTGCTAAATTAAGCAGAGATGCCGAAGCAAAGTTATTTGAGTTTTTCCAAAATAATCTTCGTGGTCAAAGTCATAGAACGCTTGTTGTTCCTTTACCTGCCGATGAAGCAGGTAGTAAGGTAGATGTTAAAATGGAAGCCGTTGAAAATGGTGTACAGGAGGGATCATTCGATAAGTATCGTAAGAGCAATTTACAGGAAATCCTTATGGCTCATCGTGTTCCTATGTCTAAGATTGGCAGTGCTGAAGGTATTTCTCTTGCTGCTGCTAAAGATGCAGATAAAACATTCAAGGAACAAGTTACAAGACCTGCACAGGATGTTTTGCAGAAAAAGATTCAAGGAATTGTTTCTGAAAAAACTGATTTATTTAAACTTGTATTCAACGAACTAACACTAACAGATGAAGACACACAGTCAAAGATTGATGAGCGTTATCTCCGTATGCAAGTATTACTTCCAAATGAAGTTAGAACCAGACTTAATCTTCCTCCTATTCCAAGTGGAAATGATCCAGTTAAGTTAAATGCTCAACAAGCAGCGGATCAAACTGCACAAGCTACTGGTAATAGGCAACGTGATCAACAGCGTCAAGGTAACGCTGGTGATGGTGAAACTGGTCAAAGGAATCCTCAAGGCGATGGAAGACAACAAGCCTAATACAAAAAACATTGTATAATTAAAGTGTTATGTTAAATATACAAAAAGCATCCCTATTAACTAACGGCAATCAAGTAACATTGACAATGCCTATTTCTAAGGTTGATGCTGAAAAACGTATTGTTTCAGGCTTTGCTACACTTGATAATATTGATAAGCAAGGTGATCGTGTAGAATCTTCTGCATCAGAAAAAGCATTTTCTAACTTTCGTGGTAATGTAAGATTGATGCACCAGCCAATTCCAGCGGGAAAAATTGTTTCTTTTAGAACAGATTCCTTCTTTGATCCAGAAACAAAACAAACATATAACGGTGTTTATGTAGATGCTTATATTTCTAAAGGTGCCTCAGATATCTGGGAGATGGTTCTTGATGGTACTCTTACTGGTTTCTCAATCGGTGGATCAGTAAAAGATTCCTCTAGTGAGTTTGATGAGTCATTAGATAAAACAGTTCGTGTTATTAAAGAATATGACTTGGTTGAGCTATCCCTTGTTGATTCCCCAGCAAATCAATTTGCTAATATTTTTTCTATCCAAAAAACTATTGATGGAGATGTAGCCACAGGTATTTTTAATAAGTCACATATTCAAAATGTATTCTGGTGCGAAGAAGATGACCTTGCATACACATCGTCTGATGAGAAATATAGTTGTGTTAATTGCAACAATGAATTAGTTGCTGTTGGTTGGGTAGATGAATTAGAAAAAGCAGATATTGAAAAATCTATTGAAAATTTAATTTCTATTCTTAAAGACGCAAATGCTGGCGCAGTTACAAATGATCAAACTATTAATAGATATCCTAAACAAAATCCTTATAAAACAAAGAAAAAACCAGATGAAGATGTAAAAAAAGCTGGTTCTTATTCTACTGGAGATTATGTTCAGTGGGGATCATCAGGTGGTACAGCAAGAGGAAAGATAACAAGAGTAGTAACTAATGGTAAAATAAAAGTACCTAACTCTAGTTTTTCAATTACTGGAACAAAAGAAGATCCAGCTGTTGTTATTAGAGTTTACCAGAAAGATGGAGATTCTTGGAAAGCATCAGAGACACTTGTAGGACACAAAATGAGTACATTAAATTCCTGGAAGGTTAAAATAAAAAAATTCTTTAACCCATCAGAAGAAGAGATTTTACTGAACAACGATTCAGTAGATATGGCAATTAACAAGGATATGTCGGTTGCCACCCAAAATAATGAAGGAGGTGTTGAAATGACTGACAACACAAACGCTACAGAAGTAGCAGAAGAAGTAATCGTTGACGAAGTTGTTGAGACTGAAGAGGTTGCTGTTGAAGCAGCAGATGAAGTTCCAGCAGATCATACCGCAGTAGAGGCTGCAGTAGAAGTTAATGAAGAAACAGTCGAAGAAGCTGCTGATGCAGTTGACGCTTCCACCGATTCAGGTGAAGCGACTGACCTTGAAAAAACACTTAGCGAAATCAAGAGTTTTGTTGGCGAGGCACTCACAAAGAATGCTGATGCTAATGTTGAAGCCGTATCTAATGTTGCTAGTACACTAGCAGAAGTTACAAAGGCTCTTACAGAAAAGTTAACAGAAACAGAAAATCGTTACGAAGAGTTAAACAAAGGTTTGGCAGAAGTTACAAAAGCTCTGACTCAAGTAAATGGAAGACTTGAATCAGTAGAAAACGATACTGCCGTTAAAAAGTCTGGAGAACTAGATAGTTCTTCAGAGGTTACTATAGAGAAATCAGAATCTCTATGGGGGGGACGCTTCCTCGGCTCCGCTCAATACTTAAACTGAAAATAAAAAAAGAAAAGGTAGGTGAAATAAATAATGAGTGATATTTTAGAAAAAGCAACTAATGGTGGTACAGTAATTACTACTGGCACCAAGAATGGCGATATGTATTCACAAAATGGTACCAGCGATGGTAGCCAAGGTGGTGTATTACAGCCAACACAGTCTGCACAGTTTATCGATTACGTCTTTGATCAGATGGTGCTTGCACAAGATGGTCGTAAGGTTTTGATGACAGCTAATACTATGGAACTTGATAAGATTCGTGTTGGTACACGTTTAGTATCTAAGGCAACACAGTCGGATCAAGCAGATGTTAGTGGTTACACAAATAAGGGTGCAGTTTTCACAAAGTTGGATCTTACAACAACTAAGTTCCGTCTAGATTACGAACTTTCAACAGAATCTCTAGAAGATTCAATCGAAGGTTCTTCTCTTGAAGATCACGTTGTACGTTTGATGGCAACTCAGTTCGGTAACGATCTTGAGGACATTGCTATTAATGGTCGTCCATCAACAACTGGTAACGGTGGTTATGACAATACAATCGCAGGATTCTATCGTCAGACACTTGATACATCAGCAGTAGGTCACGAAGCAGCTGCAACTTCAACAGCAATGACAGGAATCTGGGCAAGCGGTGCTACAAGCACAGCTAAGTTCAGTCTTGATGCTCTTGAGGCTATCTACAATGCGTTGCCTCGTAAGTTCAAGGCTCGCAGACAGGATCTGAAGTTCTACATGAACTCTCAGCACATCCAGGAACTCTTGACAGAGCTTCGTACGGTTAATCAGGCTACAAAGTCTGTTCCGTTCGAAACTGCACAACGTGTTCTTGATGGTGTAACTCCTCGTATCGGTGGTCCAGCAGGTGCACAGTACTCTGTATTCGGTCTTCCAGTACAGGAAGTTCCTTTGTACCCAACTGGTTATGTAGATATTACATTCCCACAAAACAGAATCTGGGGTTTCCAGAGAGATGTTACGGTACACAAGTTCTTCGTACCAAAGAAAGATTCTATCGAATATACAGTGTATGTCCGTTTGGGTCTCGCATTGGAAGAAAAGTCAGCTATTGCCTACGGCAAGCAGGTTTAATCCAAAAAACTTCAGGCAAGGGTTACAGAAATGTAACCCTTGTTTGTTTTTGGTGTATAATATTTAAATAGGAGGAATTATGTTAAATACAAAAACTATTGCAGAGCTTAAGCAGTTCTGTGATGACTTTGGAATTGAATATACAAAAAATGCAAGAAAACAAGATGTTATTTCAGTAATTGAAGAGTCAGGTCTGACATTTGATGATTATGAGGGTTCATCTTTAGGATTTAAAGATTATGTTCCAGAAGTAAAACAAGAAATTGTTCAAACTGAAGTACTTGAGGAAACACCAGAAGTTTCAGATGAGCAATTAATTTTAACAACTATTGCTGGTATTGGTGCATATGTT